GGACAAACTCATCCGATATTTGGTCAAACACCAACACTGGAGCCCACTCGAAATGGTCTCCGCCTGTATCGAAATCACAACCACTAGAGACATTGCCCGTCAAATTTTGCGACACAGAAGTTTTAGTTTCCAAGAGTTCAGTCAGCGATATGCTGACCCTACTCGAGACTTGTCGTTTGTATTGCGAGAAGCTCGAAGGCAAGACACTAAAAATAGACAAAACAGTATAGAACTAGATGTTCATGGCAATGATGAAGATCGTTTCCTAGCTTATCAATGGGAACGTATGCAAGAGCTAGTTATTAAACAGTCACGTGAAGCGTATGCTTGGGCTATTGAAAAAGGCATTGCTAAAGAACAAGCTCGTGCTGTATTACCCGAAGGGTTAATTGAAAGTCGTTTATATATGAACGGCACACTACGCAGTTGGATTCATTTTATTGAATTACGTAGTGCTAATGGTACACAAAAAGAACATCAAGAAGTTGCTATTGCCTGTGCTCGAGTAATAGCAGAAATATTCCCCTTAGCTAACGAACTTATCTAAAACTTTCGATTGGAAACATTTTACAATGTTGATCGAACTCATGTGTTAGCCATTCATAATCATTAATCTTAGCGAGCATTGTCGGATCATCTTTATATGTTGATCCGAACCATGTGCCTGCGCTTGCGCCTGCTCTAGCATAATCACCATGTAAGTGTTTATGTCCTTTAGTTACCCAGATTTTCAAACGTTCTTCTGTTTCAACATCATTCTGTCCTGGAATGATACGACTAGATAGTTTAACACATTCTCTAAACGCACTACGCCAGCTACTTAACGGATCACTATTAAACGCTGTAATATTACTTACTTCAGGCATGGCTTTAAATCGTTTGCTAATATTTGTAGTCATATCTGGATTACTAGTATCCATATTAATTGTTAAATCAGTTGGCAATAATTTAACTCCGCCATATCCGTATTCCAAATCATTAATAGGATTACGACTACGCCATACGTGTACAATATCTGTTTCTTCTTCACTTAATTGTAGACTAAAATCAAATGTTGGTAATATTTTAGCATCAGCATCTACTACCCAAAACATATCTGTACTAGATAGTTTGGCAGCTTCTATATGCGCTTTGTGTATACCTTCAATGCCATTTATACGTAATATACGATTAGTAAAGATATTAGCATGTCCCAGTAGCTCTCTATAATTTTGATCCGCATATTTTTCATGAAATGAAATAAACACAACATCATAACCCTTGCTATAACTAGCAATGGTATTCATTTTAATCATGCCTATAAAAAATCTATAGTCTAATTCACGTTTGGTAAATGTCTTGTTCTTAGGAAATAATGCTACACTAGGAGGATTCTTATCGTTATTATTAGGCCAAATGTGTACATACTCTTGTTCGTATTCTGGAGGACGATAATCAAAATTAAATCCCGGAGCAATTACAACATTGGGCCATACTGCCCAAAACATCTTTGTAGTAGTTTTCTTTTGTGCTTCTTCAAACGAATCGGCACGTTTAGCAAAAGGCCATGCTTTTTTTAAACGATCAAAATCTATATCGTTTGTTTGACTAGTAGATCCGATAAAAAATATATCGTACATTATCTTTTCCTAATAATTCTTGGAGTATTACTATAAACAGTTTTAAAGAATTGACTACCAGCTCCATCGAGGTTGGCAATTTCTAATCCACATTTTTCTCTAAGTTCGTTGCCTAAAAAATTAATATAAGCACTAGCTTTTCCAGGTTCAGAATCGGCGTGATTATCTTCCCAACGTTTTGTTAAGTAATCAAAATCACGAACATTACTATAGTCCCAATCAGTACAATTAGTAAGATATGCGCCTTCACGTGCTCCTAATATACTCCATATTCCGTTTTCAACATCTGCGCCCACACTTGACCATATAAGTAATCTATGATAATTTTGCCACCAAACAGACTGTAATTTTTCTACCTTAGCACCTTGATCTAAACTCATCTTTACACCTTCACGGAAACCTGCTCGCCATGCTTGGAATGGACTGGCATTAGTATAGCTTTCACTGTAGTTTTCATTAAACTGATAATATAAATCATCAAAACAAAACTCAACTAATCCTTTAGTATCCGTAGGATCGCTGTTTTCATGTGTACGCATTTCATTTACAAACTTGCGTGTCCACAATTTTAATCCGCCGTTGCCGTACATAAGTCCATTAACATGGACACGGCCGCACCAACTAAACACATGGTTAGATGACAACCCTAATTTTTCTAAGTCTATTTCAACTTCTAGAAATTTAGGATCTATAATATTGTCTCCATCCACAGTGACAAAATATTCAGTTTCACTTGCTGCCGCACAGGCTTTGTGTGCCGCATCTGATCCTTTAACTCCGTGAACACGTTTGGCCCAAGGCACCTTTGTTAATAAATCTGCGTAGTTCTTTTCAGCATTTGGTTCATCATAGCTGAGATATATGATGTCTTGTTCTATAATTTTAATCATTTATATTAAGTCCGTAAGATTTAAAAAATATTCTAGTAGATATAGATAATTTTTCTATTTGAGATTCAAGTGTGCTTTCAAAACTATATCTAAGCACATCCGATTTTAATAAATCGTGAACTCGAAGATAAAATGTTCTAATTAAAAAATCAAAATCATTTTCTAATGTAACAAAAACAACTAAAGTGGCATCATATCTAGAACCTTCTAAATTTTGTCTGCCTGTATCAGTAACAGTAAACTCCCATTGTTTTTCAGTTTTACTATAATCAATTATAAATTCAGTATCGGTTGTAGATGGATCAGTAATCCATGTTAGACTTTTACTTTTAAAATTAAACTCATCGTAAGTTTGTTGTGTAATTAATCGAGTGTCAACTGTATTGTCTAAATTTATACGTCGGTCAATTATACATTCGTGAAATTTGACTTTATGAGAAGTTATATCAGTGTGTTGATCTTTTGTAATTAGCGCATAATGCTCGTGTGTAGGATGTAATTCATTTGTAACTAAAAATACATCGTATGTTACAGGATCATAATAAGCATAGTATTGCATATTACTATTATCAATAGGAGGAAAACGTTTAGCCATGTGCTAACTCCTCTAATCTAGTTAATAACTTATCTGTAATAAAACTAGGTTCTACATAATGAAATATTTTACTTTGAAGAATGTTTCCTACAATCAATTCGCCTCGAGAATTTAGTATGTGAGTAACTGTATCTTGCCACGTGTCTGGAACTGGATGCCAGTTTTGTATACCAGGTTTCATGTGGATAAATTCTAACGGGCTGTTATAGTCAAATACTTGTTCATGGGCTAATAATATTTCAATAGTAATAGCTGTAGCAAGATCCATACTTAACCATTTTTGGTATTCTTTAGGAGCAAACTTAGTCCAACACCATTCCCAGTTGTTACATACAAATTCAAGTGTACGATAAAACTCCAATGCTTTATCGGATTTTTTAAAATAGTGTAAAGCATAATAGGGGCTAGATAAGTTGTTAGCAATAAACGCACGACGATTAACTGTATCAACTACTGTTTCTAATTTATAATTTTGGATTCGATTACAAAATTTAACATTATAGTTGGAACAATAATCCCACCATTGGGCAATATCTTCTAGTACTAACATATCAGCATCTAGCACAATAGTTTCATCATACGGTGTAGCGTGATATACTTTCCAACGATGCTCTGCCGAGTACTTACCGCCCTCTTGTTCATACCAAGGAATAGGAATTATTTGATCAAACACTTTTTGATATTTTTCTGGAACTGGATCTTGAGTTAGTAAACTAACACTATTAATTGTAGGTTGGCTATACTTGATACTTAAAGCCAAAGCATAGGCTTGTTGAACATAATCAGCACCCTCTGCGTAGATTAAAAATCCTTTAGACACCTGTACCTCCATCTATATAACGACTAAGGCTAGTTTTATTCATTACATGAACATCTATGCCTGTTGTTTTAACTAGAGTATATTGTCCAGCATAGTCTTTTTTCTCTACTAAGAATTTCATTTTATTGCCATCCATGCTGACTAGCAAATCTTTGTCTTTTATAAAAGTCATACACCCTGGAAGTTCTACAGCAAATGCTCCATTGGTTTTTCCGTTCATAATATGTATAGCAATACTAAACGCAAAATCATTCCTGAAGGTGCTAGATTCTATTTCGTACAATGTTCTAAAATATGTCCATTCTGTTTTAATATACGCTACAAGATCAAAGAATGTTTCTGTAATATAATTTTTCTGAAACACAAACGCAGTAGCCCAATAAAAAGGAATACTATATTGATTTATTCTAGTAAATTCTTTCATATCTCGCCACTCAGCTAGATCCATGCTATGCTGATAAATTTGAAAATCATTGTTGTTATCAAAAGCGGCTTTTAACACAGACGAGTTAATTATATAATCGCTATCAATAACTAGTGTACGATCATATGGTGTTAAGGCATAAATTTTGTCGCGAGTGAAATTCTTCCATTCAACATTTTTACTAGACAAAGCGCCGTCATAGAATTTTTTGTACTGCGATACTCCAAAATCAATATCTATAATTTGATCAAACGGATGATCGGGATATGCTTTATTAAGCCACCCTTTGCTGTCAGTAACTAAACTTACTGGTATATCCAAATACTGTTTAATTTGTTTGGCCGCAAACACAGCCAATTTGACATAATCTAAACTGGAATTATTCTGGGCAAAGATTACAGCACCGTTGATCATAGTTCAACAATATCTGCTATTTTTCTTTTGGTTTTAATACTGGCGTATTTTGCCGCATATTCATTTGTGGCTTCAAAATATATAGCAACGATACTATCAAAGAATTCTTGTACATTGGGCACAAGCACAGGAAAATTATTAACGTCAACAAAGGCAATATCTGTAGTATGCCCAATGTCTAACATTGTTTTAGTAAATGTAATAAGCTCGGGCGTAACTTTGAAACTAGCACCATTTACATAGTGTACTAGTTTTTGATTATATTCTTCTAGTATTATTCTTTTTTGATTGCTTAAGGTTGCCATATAGTTAGCAACTTCAAAAGCCTTTTCGATTCTCTCATCCATAGACAAACTCCGTAGTATACAATAATACACTACTTTAATTAGCTTGTCAAGAAGTTTGATTAGGGGATTGTTGGTCCGTAGAAAGGAACACCTGGTTGGGAATTAAGTATTATTTGTGTAGTATACGGAGTGGTTACACCTTGCTGATTATAGTATACTGAAAAATTCGCCGACACCGATTGTGAATTACTTGTACTATAGCCACTTGAGTTATATACTACACCACCGTATACATCTTTAATAATAAAATTCCAAATATTTCCATTATCGTTTACAACAGTTGCCTGAATAATCCAAAGGCTTGGATTACCGCTTACTGCTAGTGTACTCATCCAATTAACTACAGAAGCAGATGGCGAGACACTATTTGGATTACTTGCGCCTGTACCAAAATCACCTAAACTAAATGCGTTAGTTCCAACAGTTGGTAAATATCCGGTTGCCGAAACTTGTCCAGCACCTGCTGCATAATACAAACTAAGACTGCTAGTTACTGTTCCGCCAATACTTTCATCTTGTGTGTAATATGTAGCATATCCAGATAAATCTTCAAAATCGATTGTAAATGTAATTGTGCCGCCACTTACACTGGCATAGATAGAATAATTGTTTGGACTATAAGTACTATTTTCTGTACCTTTAGAATAAATTAATTGTGGACTGCCAGTAAGTTGATTCCATCCTACACTATAGGCTGTTCCCGGAGTTGTTGCTCCGCTAAGGGTAGTAGTAGCATTGACACCAAACGCAATAGTTCCCATATGACTTAGCATACTAGCCCAGCTAGTATCTTTAGCACTACCATTTGAACTCGAAAGTCCTGCTGAAAATCTTATCTGGCCGCCACTGTTAAAATAATAACCAGCGTAAGTAGCATTGGCAAATACTGCTGTTACTGTATGTGTTGCGGTAGCATTTCCAGCAGTATTAACTCCCCAACCGCCTG